AGCCTAAGAATGCAATGACGGCTTAGTCAGTGATGTTTTCCACCCATAAGCCGCTTACGTTGAAAGCGATTAGAGCGCAGCGCAAAAGCTGGCGCGTTAATCAATGGCCTTTAACGGATGCGCAATACGCTAAATGGCAAGCGTTGGCGGCGGCGATTGCAGCGGATGAACCGCAAGACGAAGCCCCATTGCCTTCAAAATCGCCAGCAGCGTACTGACTTGGGGATTGCCCTGCTTGGATAGGGTGCGGTATAGCGATTTGCTGTTTAACTGCGCTTGTTTAGCGACTGAACCCACGCCGCCAAAGGCTTGACTCATTTGGCGCAGCACAATCATAGCCTCATCAATTACGCCGTCTTCGAGTATCTCGTTGAGCAATTCCACCCCGCAGGTGGGGTCGTCTTGAAAAACTTCGGCCATAGCCTCATCGTGTGGACGGTCTCTCATCGCCGTTCTCCCTTGGGTTCTCGATTTTGCCAGTCTTTCCAGTATTCGCAGGCTCGCTCAATATCGGCCTGCTGAGTGCGCTTGTCTCCACCGCAAAGCAGTAATATCACGGTTTGATCTGCCCTTGCGTAATACACGCGGTAGCCCGGGCCGGTATCAATGCGCAACTCCCAAACGCCCTCAGCACAAGGTTTGTGGTCGCCAAAATGCCCCAGCGTCAGTCGGCTTAAGCGTCTGATAATGGCGCGTTTGCCGATAGGGTCTTTCAACGCTTTAAGCCAATGGGTGAATAGGTCTTGCCCGCTGGCGTTGAGGTAGTGCTTAAGCTCAAACATGGCTTAATAGTAGCTTGCAGGCAACCGATAAAGCAAGAGGCATAAAAAAGCCCCGCTCAATCAGCAGGGTAACAGAGGGTGCGGTTAAAGCGCTTACAAAAAATCCTCTCGTGCGCGCCTTAAATCTTCTTCGCTGAGCTTGGCAAATTCCGCGTCACTTAAGCTCGAATAGTCCACCACTTGGCTGCGTGCGCCTCGGCTGCCGGTCGCTCTGGCGGGTATCGCTTCTCTTGCTAAGTGCTTTTGCGCGTCGATTTTCGGCACGGCAGCGAGTTTGTCTGGCTTGATGGCAGGCAGTGCACGCTGTGCAACGACTTCCGCCGCTTGCGCTAAAGCGTCCGAAGGCTTAGCGCCGGACGCAATCAGGCGGTCGCGGTAGCTGATGACCATATCAATCAGCACGCTATCGGCTTGCTCGCTTTGACCGTTAAACGCCGGGTATTTTTGCGTGATTTGCGCCGCAACTTGGGCTAAGCGCTGGTTTTCCAGTGCCTGCTCGCGCTGCTCAAACTGGCGCTGCGCCGCTTGCATCGCTTGCTGGTTGATGTGCTCGCGCTCGACTTGGCGAATTTGCTTGCGTAGTTGTCGCGCAGTGGCGGTGTCGCCTTCTAAAATCGCTTCGTCGTACTGGTCTTCCAGCGCTTCTAAGTCCACCGGCGGCGCTTCGTCCTTGCTTTCGGGCTTCTCGCTTAAGGCTTTGAGCCGCGCGTTTTCTTCGGCGAGCCTTAGCCTTTCTTCGCGCTCTTCTTTGTAGCGTTGATTGACCTCGTTAAAGCGCGATTGCGGAATGGCTTTGCTTTCGCTTTCTTCGGCGGCCTCTTCTTCGGGTTCTTCGTCTTCGGCACTGGCCTCTACCTCGCTATCTTCCGGCGGTTCGTCATCCGCGCCGCCTGCTTCGGCCTCGGGTTCATCCGGCACAGGTTCAAAGTCATCGCCTCGGTCTTCTACCTCTTGCTGGTCGGTTTCGGTGCTTTCGAGTAGGGTATCGTCGTATTCGTCGCTCATGCGGTTAAATCCCGTTGTTGGCCTAAAAGCGCTAGGTTTTGTCCCCGAATAAAGCGTTACAAGCACTTTTTAAACATTCCCATCCGCCAATTCGGGCGTTTGGATGCCTGCTTGTCTGCCTAGCCTTGGCGATTGCAGCGCCGGTAGTGCGCCTGCCTCATCTTGAACTGCGCCCAAGTCCCCACTTCCCGCAAACAGCGGCGCGGCGTTTTTGTCTTCAAAGCCTGCACTCTTGGCGATTTCATCGGCGAGCGGCGCTATTTGTGGGGCAGTAGCCAGTACGCCGCCTGCCTGTGCAGCGCTGTAGAGGCTTTCGATTTGTTTGTAGACGGCCTCAGCTTTGGTTTTTTCCGTTTGCGCGGCCAAAAGTAGTGCCTTGGCCTCGGCCAGCGGGTCTTGCTGCGGTTGCTGCGCTTGTTCGGCGGCTTCTAAATCCTCGACAATTTCGGTTTTCTTCGCCAGATTGGATACCGCAATCACGTGCTTCCACGGAATGGGTGCACCTTTTTCCAGCAACTCAATCATCTGCATAAACTGGCTGTTTTCAAAGGTCACTTGCTGCGGCGTTTCGGTGATGCAGATGTCGTATTCACCCAAGGTCACGTCATTGAGCACGCCGCTTACTTCATCCGGCCAGTTCAGCCGTAAATCGGTCGTTTGCCTTGCGCCGTTTTCGGCTTCTTCGTCGATACGCTCGATGCGCTGGTCGTCGTAGAAGGATTGGATTAAGTCCAAAATGCGCTTGGCGACTAAGTGCCGCGTTCTCGCCAGATTATCCAAAGGCACGGCTAACTGTTGCTGCGCCGCGTGTTGCCTCGATTGAATGGCGATGCCGCTATTTTCTCCGGCACTTTGCCCTAAAAGCGCTTCGTTAATGCCGGTGACTTGGTGCATCAGCGCAATCGTGCTTTCCATCACGCGGTCGATGCCTTGCGGGACGGGGTTCGGGGCGATTTTTTGCGGGGGCGGCGCGTCTTTGCGCGTGACCATCAGCAGTCCGGTGTTGCCGCCTTCTATCGCTAAGTCTTCCTCGCGCATATTGGCGAGGCTGTTTTCCTCCACTATCCAGCCACTGTTGGGCGTGGTATTGAGCACGTGCAGGTACTGGTTATAGGCTTTGTTAATAATGCTTTGTAAGCCTGCGGCGTTATCGACCATGCCGCGCGTTTGTCCGCGCCGAAAGTAGGGGAAAAACGGCACGACGGTAAAGTGCGCAAACGGGGACAGTTGGTCATACAGCACGCTGTGCGCGGTGCTGATTTGCCAGCGTATCCGTTTCATACGCCTTTTTTGCAGGATATAACCCATACCTCGTAGGGTTTCTAGGCGTTCCGCCAGCATGTCTTCGGCGAGGCGTATGTCGCCGGTCGGGCTGATTAAGCATTGGCACTGCGCCATTTCCCAGCGTTGCCGGTCAATGACCAGTACGCGCCCGATGCTGTCGCCCCCCGCGTCTTGGCCTGCGGTATTGCTGTCGCCAAAGCGCGATTGATAGATACGCTCGCTGTCATCGTCGTAGTTTGCCTCTGAACCTTCGGCCTCGACCTTGTCTCTGGCCGCTTTGCCGTAGAGTGCCTCGATTTCATTAAGGGTTAGCCATTTGGTGATGATGACATCCGCCCAATCATCGGGGTCGTAACTTTTCGCGTCGGGGTCGGGGATTACGTCCAGCGGGTCAAGGCTACGGATACACACTTCGCCCAAAAGCGTATCGTCGTAAGACAGGTAAACCTCAAAGTAGCCGCGCTGCTGGATAAGTCCGTCACTAAAGACAGCCGTTTCCTGCCAGTGGTATTGGTTTAATCCGGCAATGTGCATGGCGAGTTTCGATAGCGTTTTAGCCATCTCTTCACTGGCCGCGCCGCGCTTGGGTCTAAAGGATATGTCCATGCGGTTGGCAATCTGATAACCCACCGCCGCCTCAATCTTCGGCTTAATCAGGTTAATCTCAAAAGCAGGCCGTCCTTGGGATAGCAGGTATTGCCGGTCTTCTTCCTCAAACTGCCGCCCGCCGCCTAGGTAAAAACCCTCTAAGCGGTGCGCGTCCCTGATGTAATCGCTATGCCCGCGCCGCTTGGCGTAGTGGTAGCGCAGAAAATTTTCGCGTGCAACGGTTTCGCTCATGGGGATGTCCTGTTTAGCTCTTGTCGTAGTAGTAGGTGGTGTTAGAAGCGATAGAGCCGGAAACACCGGCGTTAATACTGGCGGTGATATGCGAGGCGCTGGCCGCTCCGGCGGCAAGCTGCGCTTTAATGTTGGCCGCGCCTTTAACCGCTTCCATTTTGAGCTGTGCTTCTTGGGCTGCCCGTGAAACGAGTGCGTCGTATTGCTTGGTCTTGGCATCAAAGTCGGCCATGACGATTTTGATTTTTGCGTCCAACGTAGCGCCATAGCCAGATAGCTGCGCTTTGTACAGGTCGGTTTGCGTGCTGATTTTAGAAAGCTGCGTTTGGACTTTGGTTTTTTCCACATCCAGCAGCAGGTTATGCCGCTTAATCGCCGCGTCGAGCTGCTCAATCTGGATTTTCACGTTTTGGATTTTCACGTCGTTGCCGGATTTGTACGCATCGACGGTCGCGGCAAAGGCGCGGGCTTCGGTTTCGAGCAGGCCAATCTTGGCGGTTTCGGCTTTCACTTGCGTCTCGTAAGCGTCGAACTCGATTTTGCGCGCGGCGATTTTTTCCGCCCACGCGCTAATATCGGCTTTGTAGGCTTCAATCTTGGCTTTGCTCACTTCGGTATGGATACGCGCCGCTTCCATCTTGGTTTTGTAAATCTCAATATCAAAGCCTGCGCCTTTAAGCTGCGCTTCATAGAGGGTGATGACCAGATTGTGCGCGGCAATCATGGCGTTAAGCCGCGCCACTTCCGCCTCTACGCGGTACTTGGCGACATTAAAGGCGCGTTCGGCTATCTGCTGGAAGCTATCCATCAGCAGTTTTTCAAAGCTGATACCGTGCGCGACCGCCTGCCTTAAGTTTTCAATCTCCCATTCGGCGGCTTTAACCAAGATTTCCCGCGCGGTTTCGCTCGTTTGCAGCATGCCCTGCTCGCGTACCGCCCCAATTTGTTTAGCCATTGCGCCCGGCGGCAACTGCCAGCCACGGCTTGCCCAATCAGCGCGGATACGCTGCTCTTCGCGAAAGTTAATCTGTTCTTGCCTGTCGTAGGCTCTGGCAAATAGCGCTTGCTCCACGGCAGCGGGTAAGCCTGTTCCACCCTGTAGCCAAGCCAAGATTTGCGCTCTGAGTTCGTTCGCTACTGCGGGCGTGTAAACCGGCTCGCTATAACTAAACGCGGATAGGGCGGGCAGCGAGGCGGGGTCAATCGTAGGAATGGTCGGCAGCGTAATGGTCGGTGCGGTCGGTATCTGGGCGTCGGTTAAGGTCGGCGCGGTCGGCGAGAGGCCGACCACTATCGGCGCGGGTGCAGCGGGCAGCGTAACCGTAACGGGGGTCGGGTTAAATACCGGCGCGGGGTCGGCCGTGATGCCGCCGATAGCAGGCGCTACCGGTGCGGGTGGCACGTTTATATCGGCAATCGGCGGATAGCTTGGCGCGGTCGGTAAACCTTGGTTCGGGTCGGGCAATTGCCCTGCGCTCGGCAGCGTGGGAAAAGTGACTTGGCTTAGGTTTTCCAGCGAAGCCAGCAGGCCGTCGATATTAGCCTCTGCCGCTACAGCGCGTTCTTCGTTGGACTTAATCAGGTAATAGGCGTAGTTGTAAGGTCTGTCCCATCGGGTAGCCGCATTGTCCCAAGAACCGCTGCTATACGGTGGTGTATCGTAGAACGTTGCCATTAGTGCTTCCTCGATAAGGGGTTAAGGATAAGTTCGCCGCTGTCTAGTACGAAGTCTTTACCGGATAGGCCAATACGCAAGGCTCTGGCGCGAATGCCCCTGCCTAGCTTGACCTTGGACGGTACAGGCGTGTTGGCCGTGCGTGGTTCGCTGGTATAGGAATAAGTCTGCTCATCGCCGTCACTGACGGTTAGATGCAGCGTTAAAGGCTCGCCGGAATGTTGGATATAAGCGCTTTCGGCTCGCCATAAAGCGCTGCCTTCGGGATACCGCCAGCCGGTTTGAATAAAGGGCGCTAGGGGTTTGCCGGTGAAGCGGTACAGACCCTCTACGCCGCTCGCCGCAAGTTGCCCTTGCATCACGGCCAGCGCGTTCAGTTCGGCTTCGGGGACAAGGGCGCTCATCGCAAGGCTATCGCTTCGCGCCGTGTAGATAACCGAAGCGTCGCCGTGTTTGACGTTATCACTGGCAAAGACCGCCGCCAGCAGTTCCACGCTGCCGTGCTGCCGCGCTTGTGTGCTGCCTGCCGCCGCAATGGTTTCCAGTAGCTCGATTTGATAATGGACGCTGACTTGCAGGCTATCGGACGCGCTCGCGGTATCGTCCACCTGCCGCGTGATGCCTACGGCGGCTTGCAGCGTATCGCTAGCGCTGGCGGCTTCTTCTGTCATCAGCGAAAGCGCCGCGCTTAACTGGATTAAATCGCTCGCTTTGCCCGTATCGCCTTGCTCGCCTTCATGGTCGCTGCTGCCCGTACCCGCGCTGGCTGGCGTTAAGTCCAGCACACTTTGCGCGATAGCCCCTCCAATCGCCAGTTCACACGCCGTGGCGGGCGATTGCAGTTGCAGGCTGTCGCTAACAATCACGCCCGCCATCACTAACTCGCAAACCGTCGCGTCACTCATGGGTTGATACCGGTAAATTGCGGGGTAAGGGTTTGGGGATTAGCGGGAAAGGCGGGGTTGCTGCCGTGTTTTTTCATCTTGTGCCCCTGCTCCCCAGTCACCGGCACGATGTGATAGAGCGTGTTGTCGTCACCTAAAGCGTTCCAGGTCGCACCCCAAGCGTTTGCCCAGTACACGAGGGTTCGCAGAGTAGCAGGGTGAACCTCGCCCTCGGTAAAACGGGTAAACCAAACGTTGTCTTGTGGGTCTATCTCAAAGGGCGTGGCCGCATTCGTGTGCGCGTGGTCGCCTAAAAGCCAGTACTGCGCCTGCTCATCGAGGATTTCCTGCTCGCCATCGGGAAGCGCCTGCGGGGAGTGCGTCAGCCCCGCCGTAAACTGGACAACGCCCGAAGGCGTAGAACGGCCTAAGTTGCCAGAATTAAGAATGACGTACTGGTCTTGGACTTCGCTGGATAATTGGTGAACGAAGATAAGCCCGTTCCCAGCGCCGTTGTAAGGCGCCGATAAATCGGCGGGCAAGACGGCTTTATAATCGCGCCCCAGCGCGTGGGTATTGATAAGCCATGTTCCCGCGTTGTTTTGGTAAAAGGGTTTTGGGCTGCTGTTTTCTAACCAGTCCCAGCCGTCCTGATGACTGCTCTGGCAATGGGTAAAGCTCGCGGTTGCCTGCTCAAGGCTGGTCGCGCCGTCATTATTTTTGATATAGGCATAGTGCGGGTTAAGCACGCCATAGGCGCAGTAAAAGCGCATGGGGATGCGCACTTCTTGGTGTGCTTTAACCAGACAACAAAACTCCCGAGCCATCGAGGGGCAGGAGCGAAACTGCGCGTGCGGCAAGTGCGCGTGCCAGTAAACCGTTTGCGTGACGCGGATAATTTTGACTTGGTAAACCGTCGTGCTGCTTAGGCTGCGGCGCATCAGCGCTTGCCCTAGGTCTTCGGCTTTGAGCGTGCTTTCATCCGGCTCAAAGGCAAAATCCTGTGATAGGTGCAAGGCTTCTATGTTTTCTTCTTCGCAGTAAAAACCGGCCTCGACCCAGGCGGGTTGAAAATACTCATGGGCGTAGTCGATATAATGGGCGAGAAAACCATCCACGCCTTGCGCGTTCGCCAATCCCGCCAAAGCGCCAAAACGGCAGGCTGCGACTTCCGTATCGTCACTGCCGCCAAAGGTTCGCATAAAATCGCGCAAGGCGGTGCGTTTACTGGACGATGGGGTTTGTGTGGGACGATTAACCAGTTTCCATTTGACTTTACACAGCGTATCGCCCTTGAAATAGACAAAAAACGTGGTATCGCAATCGGCAGGCTCATAGTGCCACTCGCCGTTCGCCGCCTTTTGCGTGTTTTTGGCGTTCGGCGCAATGCTGTTGCCTTCGTCTGAAAACGTCGCCGGAAAGCGTCCGCCGTATTCCCCGCCAAAGTCTAAGCGATACGGCGTGGTGGGCGCGTCCCAGGCATTATTGTTAGGCCAGCCTGCGATATTGCCTAACCAAGGAAAGCGCAGCTCGCGCGGCAGGTCGAGTGTGCCTTGCTCCACCTCCTCAAAAGCCACACCGATAGCGCCTAAGCTAGGCTTTTCCGTCGCCCAGATGTGAGCGTTCAGTACCTTGTTAACCACGGCCATGTCATCGGCCATCGATAACGCGTCGCTGATTTGCGTATTGGTTAAAACGCGCAGCTTGGCTAAAATCACGCGCCCTAATACATCGCCTGTGCCGCCGATAATCGGCCAGATGCGGGCGAGTATGGCGCGGTATCCGGTCTTGGGATTAGGCAACTTGCCGGACGGCTGGCCTAATTCCAGCTTCCAATGGTGCGAGGTGCGTACGCCGTTTTCATCCTCGCTGTAAGCCGTGTTATGCGCCGCCGTGCCGCTTTCGTTAAAGGCAAAGCCCATATAGTCACTAAACGGGGTCAGCTCATCTAAAAATGGGTCGGTGAGGTCATAGTTGGCAAGCCTTCGCCCTAGCCCCGCGTCCAGCCAGATTTTCGCTTCGGGCGGGTTGATGGGAATGCCTTCACCGGTCGGCAAGCCGCCTAGCCAGTCCAAAACCTCGACCACCTCGCTTAAGCCTTTTTCGACAAAATACGCACGGCACGAGTCAAAGTTGTCCCCGCAGGTATCCGGATGCAGTGGCAAAGGGCCGGCTAAAATGCCGTTCGCCCAACTGATTTGCACCAGCCAAGGCGTGCCGTCTCCGGCGAACATCAGCCCGTTAGAGTGTTCAAAAAGGTTGCCCCAATCCGGTGTATCCCAGAAAACCGGCCAGCGGCGCGTGGGGTTTGTGTTGCCTTCACCCGCCGTTTTATAACCCCAAAAGTCGCCGTTATGCTTAAAGTAACCCCGGCAAAACTGCACCACTTTTTTAAGCTGCCCGCTAAAGTGCGTCGCTGGGAAGCATTCGATAGAGGAAGCCTGCACGCCTTGCAGCTTCTGGTTGCGCTGCTCGGCAGTGCTGTAGCTGGCGGTAGAGGCATTCGGGTGAAAGTTCGTGCCGTTGTGCAGCCCGCCTAGCACATCGGGGTAGTAATACTCGACGTTAGTCTGTTTACCTTCCGGCGGCGCAGCCCCTGCGACCAAGGTAATGATATTGACCCCCATCGCTTGGCGCACATGCAAGTAGCTGCCGTCTTCCAGGTACAGTTCAGCCGCGCCACTGGTGACGCCGCCTAGCTGAAGGCGGTTTTGCAAACTCGCAAGCAACTTGCGGCCTTGCGGCAGCAACGCCTTGGCGGCGTCCTTATCACCTTGGGTGCGAACCTGTGCAATATGCGGGGGAGTAGGCTTAAACATGCCGCAAGGGTTTGTCCCCGAAGGCAAGGGGGCAAGGGGAATTTGCGGTATGCTTTGTTTTTGACCCCCCCATCAGGGAGCTACATACCATGAACAAGCCACTGGAGGCTGAAATCCATACCTACCACAACCGACTGAACGAGTTGTTGGAGCACAGCGGACGCTATGTGCTGATTAAAGGCAATACCGTCGTTACCGTGATGGATACCTACAACGACGCGCTTAAGCTGGGTTATGAGCGCTTCGGTCTTGAGCCGTTTTTTGTGGGGCGCATTCAGCCGCCGGAGCACGCCGCATTTATCAGTCGAGAGGTTGTGTCGTGCCCACTTTGAAATGGCCTTTTACTAACGGGCAACCGTTAATCCCTGCACGTTTGCGTTGCAGCCGCTATCGGGAAGAAACACTCAAGGCTGCCGGATTGCCTGTGCCGGAGTGGGTGAGCACCTTATTACTAGTGGATACGGGCGCGTCCAGCACTTGTGTAGACCCGAGCTTCCTACAAAAACTCGGTATTCCCCCGTCGGGTACTGTGGATATGCGCACACCCTCAACCGGTGACGGCGTGCACAGTTGCTATCAATACGACGTACAACTGGCTATCAGTAGTGCCGACAGTGCGTTCCCGCCGCTGTATATCAGCTTGTTGCCTGTTATGGGTACATCGCTGCTCAATCAAGGTATTGGCGGGCTGTTGGGCAGGGACGTACTGCGTGATTGCTTGCTGGTCTCAAATCCCGCCAATTTTGGTTACTTCACCCTCTCTTACTAACCCGCCAGCGCAATGCCATAGCCAATATCGAAAGTATCCGTGTCGTGCAGTTCGCGCGGGGCGGCGAAGCGGGCGGCGGAGATAAGCAGGCCACTCGTGCTGCCTTTGGCGCTTTCGCTTAAAAGCGCTGCGCCGTAGACGGCCACCGGTGTGGCGGTGCTGGTGGTAAAGGTAAAGCGCGATTTATTAGCGAAGTTGTCGGTACGCAAATTGGCGGCAGCGGCTTTCTCCCATTTCACCCTTGTACTTTCTGTGTAGCCGTCGGTGCTACTGGTGATTTCGCTCGCAGTGGCGGCAAAGTTGGCCGCGTTCCAAGATGATAAGGGCGAAACCGCGCCGCTATACAGGGCGATATAAAAGTCGGTTGGCCTTGTGGCTGCGGCAAAGGCCGCGCCCAGCAGGTAGTACAAGCCTTCTTCGGTCACAAGGTTGGGGTCTTCTTGCCAGTTCCCGCCGTTAATGCCGTGGATATAGAGGCCAGAGGCGAGCACTTCTGCGCCTTTAATCAATAAACCTTGGTCGGTTTTCTGCGTGCCGTGTTTGATGATGCAGCGCGACAGTTCGGGATAGTGTTTAGCGGCAATGTTCATTTTTTAAGCATTCCTTTTGGGTTAGGTGGTCAGAAAGTAAAGACGGCGGTTTTCTAGCGCGAGGCTGCCGGATAATCCGTTCGTGTTAAGACGGATACGGGCGGCTTGCGGCTCGATGACTTGCCCGCTAGGCAGACCGATAACAAAGCCGTTTTCACCCAGCCAGACGGCAACCGGTACATCAGGGACTTCTACAAAGAGGTTTCCGGCCAGTACGGCAAAGCATCCTTCCGGCGGGGGCGGTGCGGCTAAGGGTTTAAGGCGTACGGTTTCGCTGTCCGTGCCTTCGATAAAGTAGGTTTGACGGCGGTCGGCTAAGTAAATACCGTCTTCCACGGCGGCAAGCATGGTTACCGGCGAGGCGAGCGGAATATGGTTATGCCGTAAGTCGGCAAGATTTGGCCTTAGCGGTTCGCTGTAATAAAGGTGCAAACCGGCTGCACTCAACAGCCGCCCGCCGTGCGCCGCAAGAAACCGGCCTGCTGGCAACGGTTCTAGAAAGCGCGAGGCAGGCGGCTGGCCGCGCTTGCCTTGGCCTATTAAATAAGGCAAGCCGCAAGACACGTCGGCAACCCATAAGGGTTCAGTGCCGTTGGGTTCGGTGATAAATAAACGCGCAAGGCCGCTGCCGGAAACCGTGACCTCAACTCCGCCGCCTTCGGGAATGTCCAGCATGACCAAAGCCGAACAGGGCATTTCTGCATCGCCTTGCAATAACGCGGCGCAAACACCGTAGCGGCCTTTGGGCAGTCCGCCGGTCACGCTGGCAGCGGCGCTAATAGAGGGCGGTTGCAGCGCGGCAGGGATAAGGGTATCGCCCTGCACCTGATAGAGCGTACCGCCGCGCCTGCCGACATAAAGCGTTCCCGCCCATTCGCCAAAACCGGCTTCACCGCTGCCGTCCAATACCCCTACAGGCATTAGGGTTTTGCCGTCGATACGGCAAAGCGTATTGCCAGAAAGCGCGTAGCCCCCGCCGTTAATAGAAGTCCAAAGCGAGGACAAACCGGCAGCGGCTAACTCAAGCGCCGGATGCGCGGCGCTTTGCACGCGGCCATCTTCTTCAATCAGCACATCCCAGGCCGCCGACAGCGCCGCCGGATTTAAGCGGCGCGGGTCGTTTCGGTTATCAAGGCCAAGCGGCCACTGTCCAAGGCTAAGTTCCATAACCACAAGCCTTTGTCCCTGAACGGGGCAAGGCAAGCGTTAATGCTCAAAAAACCGGCTAAAAAAATTTGCGCCGCGCGTTCGGGGACATATTCAGGCGATATCGCCGCGTAAGACGGCTCGCTCGTTGAGTACAACGTTTCCGCTAACAGCCCGCGACAGTGGCTGGGCGCTTTCGGGTGCGCCTTATCAAAACCTGTTGCCGCCGTGGCAGGCGTTAAAGGCCAGCGTTCTCGCCTCGCTTAAATCGGCGTGTTTCCGCTTACCGGTGGCGATACAACGGGAATTTGAAACCTTTTCTTATTCTTTTTCTCAAGGAGAAAGCCACTATGGCGATGACTAATTTTGCCGCGCTTAAAGAATCGCAGGTAAAGGTGTGGAGCCGCGACATCTGGAAAGCGATGCGCGACAATCAATTTACCTCGCGCTTTACCGGCAGCAGCGATACCGCGATGATACAGCGCATTACCGCGCTCACCCGCGAAACCAAAGGCGACCGCGCGGTTATCCAACTGGTCGCGGACTTGGTGCGCGACGGCGTAACCGGCGACAATCAGCGTGAAGGCTTTGAAGAAGCCATGCAAAACCACGCGCAAGAGATTGTGGTTGACAGCCTCTCGCATTCGGTGATTAGCCAAGGCGCATTGTCTGAACAAAAAACCGTGGTGAACTTCCGCCAGCAGGCGAAAAACAATCTCACCTATTGGTTGGCTGACCGCTATGACCAATTGGCGATTTTGACCTTATCCGGCATTGGCTACCACATGAACTTGGACGGTTCGCTGCGCACTGACCCGGCCTTTACCAGTCTTGAGTTCGCCGCGCAGGTTTCCGCGCCTTCGGATAAACGCCATTTGCGCTGGGACGGCAATCAGATGCAAGCCGGTAGCACGGCGGCGATTACCCCGACCGATATTCCCAACTACCGGATGATTGTCGATGCGGTCGCTTACGCCAAAACGCATTACATCAAGCCACTGCGCAAAGGCGGCAAAGAGTATTACGTGCTGTTGGTTCAGCCGGGCACGCTCGCGCAGCTTAAGAAGGATAACGACTATATCCGCGCCGTAACCGGCGGGGCAGCGTCTAAGGAAGGCTTTAACTCGCCGTTCTTTTCCGGCGCGGTGGTGACGGTAGACGGCGCGGTTATCCACGAAGACCGCCGCGTGTTCGGCACGCAAGGCGCAGCTTCCGGCGAAAAATGGGGCAGTGCTGGCGATGTCAACGGCACGCGCACCCTGCTGTGCGGCGCTCAAGCGCTCGCCACGGTGGATTTAACCGCGCCCACTTGGGTGGAAAAACGCTTTGACTACGACAATCGCGGCGGTATCTGCGTAGGCAAACAGTTTGGTTTCTTAAAACCTAAATTCCATTCCAACTTCGATAAGAGCGTGCAGGACTTTGGCGTGCTCGCCATCGACCACGCGCAGCCTTAAAACGCGGATTGAGCCGCTCAATCGGGCGGCTTTACGACTTTGCTTCAAACAGGAGATGGTTTTATGGGCATTCAAACCAACGAGCGTCACGGCTTAACCGCCGTGGATGTGTTCTTCGACTACAACGACCTCAAGGGCATTAGCGCAGAAACGGTGGAGATACCGGCAGGCAGCGTGATATTGGGCGGCTTTATCGTCGTGGATAAGCCGTTTACCGGTATTGGCAACTTTGGTGTCAGCGTAGGCGATAGCGCCTCGCTCACCCGCTACGGTGCTGGCCTTAAGTTGCACGAAGTGGCTAAGAGGGATTTAACCGTCAGCGGCCTTTTAACCACAAAAACCGAACGACTACGGCTGAATTATTCCCAAGGCACGTTAACCGCCGGTCGCGCCCGTCTGCACCTTTGGTACACCCAAGTGAACCGCGCCGACTTTACCCAAGGGCTGTAAGCGCTAAAAAACAAAACCCCGACTGCGGCAAACAGGCGGGGTTTTTAAGACATTCACCCTTCAGGAGAGGGTAAACATGAAAAATCGTAATGCAAAAACGTCCATTAAGGTAGACGGGAAAATGAATGAGCACGATGTAGGCATTGTTGGCAAGCGCTATTCCCTAGCCGCTTTGATTTTCGCTAGCAGCATTGGCCTTGCCGCGCTAATCCATGTTATCCGCTGGTGGTAGCGTATGAAAAAACTATGGTGCTATTAACCTTTTTTAGCCCGCTGCGGGCAGGTAGCGCAGTGCGGCATACAGTGCGCCTAATAACCCCGTTATCACAATCGATAGGCGGATAATGATTTTATTCGGCTGCGCGTCTAAGTCTTTGTGCAATAACTCAATACGCTTATCGACTTCGGCAAAACGCTTATCGACTTCGGCAAAGCTCGCCTTCATCGTTTGCTCAAGATTAACCACCGCGTCTTTGGATTTTTCCTTAACCTCAGCAATCGCTTCTTTGTGCGAACTATCGACTTGAGCAATAGCCGTGACGATGCGCTGCGCTTGCGGGCGCGAAAGTCCGGTTTCTTCCAGTTCGTTAAGCAAAGTAATGCTATCGAAGGTCATGGTCGCCATGTATGCCACCTTAAGTTGTTCCTAAAAATAGCTTATCACGCTTGCTCCCCTTCGTTTAGGGACGTCTTCTAGTGTCAGACAAATTACTGCCCTAAACCCGTTGCATCTTCCCGTTCAGGGACAAAGGCTAACGCCTTTAAACGCTTAACAAGGAGCACCCGCTATGTCTGATAATGAAACCGCTTTTCGCTATCTGCCTAAAGAAGGCGAGAGCCAAACCCATGTCGCTACGCTATCCGGCCATGCCGTGCAGGTTTATCCGCTTGACCCACTCGACGGACAGCCCGGCACTAAAATTCACCCGCGCTTTAAAGACGCGGCAATCCTTGCCGGTTGCCAGGCGTTTATCGAACCGCCGGAATACAGCAAACCGGCGCGTAGTGCCAAGGCAAGCGCCAAAGCCGAAAGCGCCGCACTAGGTGAAGTCGCCTAATGGACTTGCAGTCGCTGCGCTTGATACTGCGCTACGAATACTTAGACGATAGAGCCGCGCCCTTTCTTTGGGAAAACGGCGCACTCGACCGCTTTATCAACGAAGCCTGCACCCAAGCGGCGCTGCGCAGTCATTGCATCCACGACCGGTATACGCTGCCAGTCGTCAAGGGGACAGCGACTTACAGCTTGCCGCCTTCGGCGCTGTATATCCTAAACGCGCATATCGACGAACGCCCTAGGCTTTCGCGCTTAGCTCTTTCGGATTTAGAGCGCGTCTATGGCTGGCAGAACCGCAGCGGTCATCCTTGCGCTTATGTGTTTGAAAGTATCCACCACGGCGGCGAGGGCACATTAACGCTGTACCCGATACCGTTTGAAGACGGCACGCTGCATATTCGCTACGCCCGCATGCCCGCGCCGCTGGCAGCCGATGCTGACGTGCCGGACATTCCGCACGCGCTGCACCCGCATCTGCTCGACTACGCGGCGCACCGCGCCTATGCCCTGCGCGATAGCGATGCAGGCGATAAAGCGCTATCCGCCCAGCATCTGGCCGCCTTTGAACAACACTTTGGCGAAACGATGAACCACCGCACCCGCGCCGCTCGCTATCAAGGCAAGCGGCACGTGGTGCGTATCAATAGTGATTGGAGGTAGGGCCGTGGTCAATGGTTTGTACTGGAAGGCGCGCCAAGCGCTGCTCGAAGGGCAGTTTAATCTGCTGGCCGACACGGTGAAGCTGACGCTGTTGCACTTCGGCTATCGACCGGATTACCAAGCGCATCAGTGGCTGTCCGATATTGGCGAAGACTACCGCCAAGTACCCGCCTTGACCTTAACCGGCAAGACCTGCACGGATGGCGTTTTTAACGCAGCCCCTGTGACCTTTACGGGAGTGCACGACGGCTTGCTGGGTGGCGACGGCATGCTGCCTGGTGTCGTCGGCGGCTTGCTGCTGTATATCGATAAAGGCACGGGGGATGCGGCAAGTACACCGCTGCTCGCCTGCTTGCAGTTAGTCGCGCAGGGGTTGCCGCTATTTGTCGGCACGCGCGATATAACGGTGGATTGGTCGCCGTCTTTGAATAGGATTTTTAGGCTATGAATAGTTTGTGGGCTTATGGTGAGACGAGCAGTGGTATACCCGTACTCAGTGAACTCGTGCTGCGCCAGGGGATTCCCCCCGCAGCCCCTGACGAAAGACCACTTAACGCGCTGCCCTACGCCTCGGGAGGCTTTCAGGGCAGCCGGTTAATTGCCGCCTCGCCAGACGGGGAGCATCTACTGCTTGTGCGCACACAAATGGTCGGTGCAAACTTAGAACAGGTGGCAGGACTGCACTCTACCGTTAATGGGGGGCAGCCTATTCGCGTCATACTTAACGTCAGCAGCAGTAACATTAGGGCAATTGCATTAAGCGATACTTGCGCCGCCGCCGGTGAGGAGTACAGGTTTGTAGCGCAGCATATCGAACCGAACGGCGGCTATACCGAACTGACCATTAACGGCTGGCCTTACGGCGGTAGCAGTGCGCCTTACGGTATAAGGCGTTTGGTCTTTAGCCCCGATGGCAGCCAGCTCGTTGTATTTTCCGAGTACTACGGCTTGCTATTGTTTCAGGTAGGCGAACAGTCCTTGAATTTTGTTCGTAGCTTGTGGGGTAATTTTAATTTTGATTTTGACGATATTTCTGTTCTGCAATTTAGCGCCGATGGCAGCGCGCTATTTGTCTATGCGCTCGATGAGGTTAATGCGTATCTAGTCCCCATAGACGGCACGGCTGGCTCTACGCTGCCGACGGGTATCAGCGGACGTATCTTTTGCGGTGTCCGTATCGGCAACTGCTTGCTACTAGGGCATATCGCGCAAGATTACTGGAACGGCGAAACCTACCTTATCTCGCGCTTTGATTTTGCCTCGGGGGATTTTTACCCCTTTATCTCAACGGCGATGTTTATAGGGTCGCCCTTGGGTCAGGTTACGGCGGCATACCATCTCGCTTACGAGCCTGCCTTGCAGCGCCTATGGATAGCGCACAGCCGCTTCACTGCGCCCAACCTAAGTGCTTCGCCGGATTACCATTGGAGCTATTGTCGCCTTGAAGACTTAATGCCGTATGGCGTAGCGCCCAACTTCCAATTGCCGCATTACGTCATTAACCCTGTGTACGGTACCGTGGTTAGTCATTATTCGAGCATGGGACTGGTCATCAGTCAGCGAGCGATGGGGCGTATCTACGGTACGGTACGCGATGTCAATAACCAACCCGCCGCCCGCACCGTCGAACTCTATTCTAGCAGCCCATACGACCCCGCGTTCAGCGCCGCACAACAGCGCTGCTTGGGGCGTACAGTTTCGGATGCTGCAACAGGTGAATATCTGCTACACACGCCGGAGGCGTTCCTTAACTACCCGTATGACGGGTATTCGGTCGTTTTTAAGGCAGAACAAGGCGAAAATCTTAACGATTTAATCTACGCTCGCGTGACCCCCGAATGGATACAGGATGCGCCCGTGCCGTTTACCGACTGGTGGCCTCAAGGCTTTATGCCGCCAACTTGGCAAGACACCGCACCAGACGACGAAGAGGATGGGGGTAGCGAAGAGGATAGCCCGCCGCCTGCCAGCCCCGCAAACCCGCCGCTTGGTGGTGCTCGCCCGAAGAGCAGCCTGGGTCGCTACTACGGCACGGTCGCCGAAGGTTGGGGCTGGCAATGGCGTGCCACGCAAAAAGGCTGGCGTTGGGTCTGGACGGATGACAGCATCCAAGACTTCGGCTGGCCAAATGGGACGAGAAAAATCCATTGGTTTGAAGACAACGACTACGCCGATTGGGAGGCTGCTTAGTCATGCCGTATACGCCGCCCACCAACGGGCAACAAAACGCCTCTTGGTATCCGCCTAAGCCGCACTACACCCCTAGCGGTAACGGCGAGCAAAACGGCTCGTGGTACACGGGTGGCAACGGCGCAGGTGGCGGGACTAACCCGCCAAGCCCTCCGCCCGCTACCAACGCTATCTACCCGCTCTACGGCGATGCCAAAGGCTCGTCGCAATTCGGCAGGCCATTTTGCTTGGTGAGTTAGGCGTAAGCGGC